AGTCCATGAGGCTTTGGAGTAACTGGGGTGATGGCCCTTGGGGTAGGTCACATGGCGGTATGGATAATGCAGCCAACTTTCCGTACGGTGTGCTTACTGGAGTAAAGCCATCTACCGTTAAAAAGGTCTACGAATCTTTAGGTGGGATATGGATAATCTATCAGGCATGGGCTTTGACCGCATTGGTCGACGGATACTCAAAGTATCCTAGCCCAAGGTCTAATGCAGATGTGGCAAAAAAAAGAGATGGAACTAAGTATAAAGCAGCTACATATAGAAATTATTGGGATGTATATATTTGGGTAAATTTTCTAAAATATGAAGACACTTATTTTAAAGATAACATTATATCGACAAAAGCAGCAGGCGGTAAACAGATGAGATACGATAGGGCCGGAGATGAATTCTGTTATCCATTAGGAAAAGCAGAAGAGAGAACACTGTATGCAGAACAAGCAACAGTACCCGATTATATTGACCCAGCTCCACTAGCTGCAATAGCTAGGGCTAATAAAATTAAAACAGACGCAGCAGGAAGTTAAGGCACATAATGGCTAAAGTATACCCTAAGTTTGATCAAAAAATATCAGACATGATTGGCACTGCAGAAATGCAGAAGCAAAAAACAAGATTTGGCGTAGTAGCTTCTTATGACAAAGATACTAATACAGCCAAAGTAATGATAGAAAATAGGTACTCTGACCAAATGACAGATGTTGTGACTAATGTATCTTGTCCAATGATACAAGGATTACAATCAGTAGCCCCTGAGGTAGGGGCGCGTTGCTTAGTTGGGTTTAGAGATAATAGCGAAAGAATGCCTTACATATTATCATTTTATGCAACACCCCATGATATGAGCCCTATGATGTATAATAGTATGTCAGACATGGGAATACCAAGGTATTTAATCTAATATGAATCCGTTCGATAAACCTGTAATGCAACCTATACATGGAGAGCAAGCTGGAATAAACATATCTACTGTTCAAGATCAGTTTATTTTTAAAAAAAGAAATGAATTTTCTCGAAGAGAAGTTGGGCTAAACCATCCAGACATCTCTTCATATTTAAAGTTAGCAGACAATGGCGATATTGAAATAATGGCATCACCTGGTGTAGGTATAGTAATAAGTGCGATAACTCGTTCGATCAGCATCTTTGCAGACACCTTAAAGATATACACCACAGAAGATGATGGCATAAGATGGAACAAGTATTCCTTTAACTACGCAGGGTCAAATTTTACTGAGCCGTTCCTAGTGCCTTTAAGAAGCTTTCAGAAAAGCCCAGCATATCACAGCTATGAAACTAGTATCAATAATATTAATTTATTAAAAAATACAAGCCGAGAAGAAGGCGTTACTATTAGAAGTAGCATTGATTATGGTGCGCCTTCTGCAGTTAAAGAAGCTACTTTGAGTAAGCGAAAGCATATAGAGGACTTTTTAAGCGAAGATGAAATCAAGCTTCTTCAAGAAGAAGCAAAAACTTCTTCGGACACAAAGATCCAATATATGAAAAAGCTTATGTTTCAGGGTTATACTTTCAACCAAGCAAAGGCTAAAACAAACAGAGATTTGGATTGACGACATGCCTGACTTATATTTTAGCTTTGACGGAGATATGAAGCTTAGCTCTAATAACGATATTACTTTAACTCAGTCTATAGCTCAAAACGATCTTCAACAAATCTATATGAGATTAATGACTGAACCTGGTGATTTTTATGTCTATCCTAAATTAGGTACGGCACTTTCTGCTCTTTACGGAATGCCACAAGACCCAGCAACAGCAGATTATGGAAAGAGTTTGATAAGGTCAGCACTGGATAGAGAGGGTGTTTTTGCGGGAAAAAATATAGTTATTTCAGCAGTGCCAACATCTCCTGACTCCATAAGATTTGACATAAAGTTAATAACTGGTTACGGTGAACCGATAGTTCTTTCAATAAATCAAAACATATAAGGAAAACAAATGGCCGTTATTTATACAAAAAATAGAGGAGAGATACTATCTCAAATGGTAAACTCTCTTGAGAAGAACGCAGGCATCACGTCTACAAGCCCTGGATCAATCGCTAGGGCCTTTGCTGAAGCCGTAGCAGACCAAATCGGCGATCTCTACAGTGTCTTAAAATATAACATTGATCAGACCATGATAAATACCGCTGCAGGTAGGAACCTAGACCTTATAGGAGAGCTGTATTCGGTGCCGAGAAAGCAGATAACTGACACTGTAGCTTCTGACCGAAACTTAGCAAACATAGTTTTTTCTATAGCAAAAGTTTACAGCAAAGATTTAGTTATATCTAAGGGAACTACAATCTATAATGATATATCAAATAGTTCTTCTTTCCAATTTAGGTATATATTATCTGCAGATGTTACAATCCCTGCTGGGGCAAGAAAGGCCTTTGGGCAAATATTACCTTCTTCTGGTAACCAAGCGCACACTGCTGCGGCAGGTACTTTAACTAGGCATGATTTCATAACCCCACCTGGAGTTATCTTGTCTGTACAAAATGTTAAAGATGTTTACTCTGAGATTAATATAGAAAACGATGAATCTTATAGAAGAAGAATAATAAGATCAGTCAAGCTATACTCTACAGGTACAGCAGAATCCATTAGGTTGGCAGCTCTATCCATAAAGGGCGTTAGGGATGTAAAGATCAGAGAGGGCTCATTTGGTATGGGTTCATGCGATGTCATCGTTATACCGGAAGGCCCAATGCTTTCTGGTACCCTTGATTCCGTAGTCTACAGAGAGCTACTAGCATATAAGCCTGTTGGAATTAAATTAAACGTAAGAATAGCCCAAAGAGTCCCAGTGTCTGTATCAGCTAATATAATACTTCCGATAGGAAATAGTTCGATTTCAGCAGCCAGCATAGCAAACCAAGCTGCGTATTTTGTAAAAAGATATTTAAACTCTCTTACTGTAGGCGATTCAGTCGATGCGTCAGTTATACAGTCGCAAATAATGTCTTCTTCAGATTTAATTGGCGAAGTTATAATTAGTCAGATGACTGTTAACGGGGTAGAAATACCAAAAAGTAATTATCAACTACAAAGTGAAAGATCATACCTTGTAGCAGGTAGTGTCGAGATATATCCTGCTATAATAGGGTCAACACAATACTAAAAAAGTAGGTTCATGAATGTCTGTTGACAATTACTATGTAGTAAAAACCACGTCTATAGTTAAAGCCAGCAATATGGCTAAGGCTAGACTCCTTGCATCTGGACAAAAAGCAGATGGCGAAATTCTAAATGAAAAATACGAAGTTGAGCATAAAGAAGAGTTCGACATTAGTAATTTAGTTTCTAAAGCTGACAGTAAGTACCTCCAGTCAAGCCACAATGACAGTACAGATGATGACGAAGAAGACGAAGACGTTAGCAGCCATTCCTCATTTTTAACCATAAACGAAGATACCGTCAACTACCTTAGAGCTGAAAACAAGCGCCTACTTAGACTAGCAGAAAAAAACAAAAACGCTAAAGGCGAAGCAGTAGAGTCAGTATACCAAGCAGCTCTCGATGCTTTCTCTGAGTTCACGATGCCAGTGACCAAAAAGCCAGTGATTAAACAGGTACCAGGTGTGCCAGAGACTGCAGTTGCAGTGTTTGCAGACTGGCAATTAGGCAAGGTCACGCCAGATTACAACTCTAATGTAACAGCAGATCGCATAGAACTATATACAGAAAAGTTAATAGAAATCACAGAGATACAAAGAAAGCATCATCCGGTTAACAACCTCCACGTATGGTTGCTTGGTGATATAGTCGAAGGCGAAGAAATATTTCCTGGACAAGCTCACCTAATCGACTCTGGTCTGTATCGCCAAGTTGGAATCAATGGACCAGAAATACTCGTAAAGTTCTTGAAGACAGCATTAGAAAACTTTGAGCACATACATGTTACTGGAGTCATAGGAAATCATGGGGCAATAGGTGGACGAGCAAGAAAGCAACACGACCCAGAATCCAACATGGACAGATTGCTCTACCAGATAGTGAGATTAATCTTTGCCGATGAGCCAAGAATAACTTTTAATATTCCAGATGGTAAAGGCGAAAGACATTGGTATGCAGTCGACTCTATAGGTAACCATAGCAGCTTGCTTATTCATGGGGATCAATTACCTTCACCTAATGCTTTTCACGGCTACTATAAAAAGATAATGGGCTGGAAAGATGGAGCAATTCCAGAGCATTTTGATGACGTTTTTATGGGCCACTATCACCAGTCATTTAAGATGACTATAGGTAGTGCGACTTTAAGAATTTCTGGTTCTCCAGAAAGCTACAACACCTACGCTCAAGAGTTTTTCTCCTCAATGAGTAGACCTTCTCAGCAGCTAATGTACATCCATCCAGAAAATGGAATTACATGCGAGTACACTATTTGGTTAGACGCAGTATAATAGGGGATTAAATGAAGAGTTATGTATTAACATTATCTAACATACACTTTAAAAAACAAGGCAAAGTGTGGACGTCTGACCCAATAGACCTGTACGATAATTCAAGCTATACAAACTATTCAACGATGAGGTCTAAGTACGGCCATAATTACTTAGGCGACTCTACATTTATAGGTAATGAAATAACCCAAGGTGCAACGCCTACTTTAGCAGATTCTGTTTTATCTACAGAGTTTGGTGAAGTGGTGGTAGACCAAGACTTCTATCTGAACTATGTTTACCCAACTGGAACAGAGCAGGGTTCTTTTTTAATCTATGATTTAGTAGAAGAAAATGGATACTTTGTTCTTACTCCAACTAACAAAACAACTCCCCTTGAAAGGTTTGTCGATACCACATCCAGGGTCGACCTAGTAGCCTATAAGGGTGCATTTGTAAATGCACCGTCTAGCATTCCAATAGAATACACATTGCAGGTTTATGAGTCAGACGATGTACTAGAATCTGCAACTCCTTTCTGGATGCCTAATGATGTGTCAACTCAGACTGAATTTTTGTTTATACAAAGATCAAAGAGGTTTATAAAGATACAAGTGGAGTTCCTTACAGAGCTGCCGGATTCCGTATTCGATACAGCTAATTACCTAGTGTCGAATACAGCCGTTGACGAAAATGGTTTCTTAATATACGATACACCTTTGTCTTTAAATGATCAAATGATTGGGTCTTTAACGCCTCAAGAAATAGGTAATATAGACTTCCTTCTTTTAGTTGAAGTACAAATTTCCGAACCAAACCCTCCTAATATAACTGAATCTACCAGAGATATTCTTAAAAAATTTCCATCGTGGACTAAGCTTTTTGAAGATTCACTTCCAGACGCTACTCCAACTTTTGCTATCCCAGAAAGTTTTGGTGGAAAGTTTATTAATGCCCTTATTGGTGACAGCTTAGATTCAGTAGAGTCTTTAATAGATTATTTTAGTTTAGCTAAATCGATAACAGGTGCTGACGCAGATCAGCTTACTTGGATATATTCGACTAGCGGCTGCCCCAGCTTAGTAACTAGCGTTAAGGGCGACAACATTAGGCTAGTTCCTATATCAACGTATGCAGACTTCATAAGACATAGGGTAGAAGACTATGTTTACTATCATGAACCAAATGACAGAGTTATTTTGACCCTAAGACCATTTAATCAAATTAAGATAAATGAGTTAGTCAAGACGCAAACAGAGGTTTTAGTTTTCAATATGTTTGACGAATTTGGTTCTAGGGTAGGTCTTCCTAGACTAAAGATGGAAGGCAATGAAAATTACAAAACTAGAATTCTAGATGTATACAAAAACCTTCCAGGCCCAGATATAGATTCTTTTAAGAAAACAGTTAGAAGAGAGTTAGATCTTTGGAGGGCTATTGGATCAACTCCAAACTCTGATAGTTTAGGAGCTACTCCTGTTGTTCTGGAGATGCAAGATTTAGAAGAATTAAATAAATATTTTGAAGATAATAATAATCCAACTAAAGCTTTTATAGATTTTGTAGAAAAAATTAACATAGAGTATCCAACAAACTGGGGATTCGTTCCATGGTCAGAAATGATTTGGGACTACGCTGGGAAGTTTGATGAAGGAGTAAAAAAAGTTCCTTTTTCCTATGACAAAAATCCAATCTCTGCAACTGCTACTCCTAGATATATACAAAATGGTATCGGCGACTTAAGCGACTTAAAGGTTAGCATAAGATCTAAAAGAGAATTTTCGTCAGATGAAGTAATCTTAAACGATATTATAGATGAGCAAGTATATGAAAAAGCTTTTAAAATAAAATTGTCTGGTATTGAAAAAGTTGGCGAAAGCATTGTTAGACCGCCTATAAATTTTGATTTTGATAGCCAACTTCAGTACACATATAA